CGAACCATATGACGTTCTTTCATTGCCTGCTTCATATCCATGTTATTTACCTCCTCGCACCTCGGTGCCTGTTTATAAGGGAAATGAATATTCCTACAATCCCGATTTTACGCTCTGTTTCTCTTTACGGAATCTCTGGCTGATTCAGCTTCTTCTTTTGAAGCATACAGCCTTGATTCCCTGACTCTGGTTCCTCCGTCAGAATCTGTCCATTTAATTGTATAGAATCCTCCGGAGTATTTCAGTACCTTAGCTTCTTTGATCCAATTGACAGAAGAGATCAGATAAACTGTCTGATCAACCTGAAATCTGCCTTGAGCCATATCTGATCCCTGCCTTTCTGTAATTGATTATCCCATACCTGTGTGAAACAAATATGTAATTCCATTTTACCCTTTTACGGTTTCGATTACACCTCCAAGAATCTGGAATATAAGTGCGAAGCCTCCGATGATTCCTCCCAACACAACATCCAAAGCAACTACTCCGACCGTGCCAGCAAGATCATACTTATGCGGCACAAGCCAAAGAAACATCCTTCGAATACCGTACGGTACTCCGATGCAGATCCACATCAGGAGTATGTTCAGCTGATTGTCTTTGTAATAGACGGGACGGAACAACATCGCTAACAGTACTGCCAGAGTTACAGGCAGCACTACGCTTCGCAGAAAGATCTTCATTCTGCGCATGTTTCCTCCTTAAATCGATCATTAGTCTCATTTGTGGGCTAAACAAAATAGGACTAAGCTTCAAAAACCCTTTATTTGCCGAGTCTTTTGAATTTAGTCCTATTATTCCATACGCATCGATGATAACAAGATCAAAGTGCGGAGCCGGATCCAGATCCCTTAATCCGAAGGTATGCTTCTTCTTTGTGGTCTCACCCTCATATGCTCTGCTATCCAAAATGGAATACGGAACAATAGTCTTGCTGAATCTGATAGGCCATTCGCCATCTCTGTCGGTATCAGAAATAATCTGACGAAGCATCGGACCATCCACCGGTACGAATTCTTCATCAAATCGTTTCATTTCCATCTCCCATTTCCGTTCAGTAACAAGCGGTTTCGGACAGATAATAAGAACGTTTTCAAGTTCACTTCTTGCCTGGAGCTCTTTGATGATAAGGCCAGCCTCGATAGTTTTACCGACACCAACGCTGTCGGCAATCAGGATTCTCGGTTCATCAGCATGAATCAGCTTTAATGCCGGCCTGAACTGATACGGAACAAAATCTATACGGGCTGAATTCAAGGAATACAGATCATTCCCTGAAGGATTATTGATTTGATATGCGGTCAGATAGCTCCGGAATGTATTGATATCTACCCAGTTATAGGAAGCCGTCTCTACATACAAAGCGATCTGTCCGGAATAAAATGTTTTGAAATTACCGTCTACAAAGACATCATATTTCTTTGTTTCTCCAAGATCCGTTATGGACATAACAATGCCACGAACATCCGGATTACCGATCAGATATACAAGGCTCTTTTCTGTGATTTCATTTTCATCAACCACTCCCGGTTCTGCCTCAGCGGTTTGTTCAGTTTCTGTTTCCTGAGAGAACGATGCAAAATCAACTGTTGACGGAGACTTCACTTCCTCGATCATCCGGTCGATTTCATTGAGAAGGCTATCCTCGCAACCACGCTGTTCAAAGAAATCGTGCAACGTTGCCAGATCAGCCAGGATGGCATCCTTGCCCGGAAGCATAGCGCTGACATGAGCCCAGTTGTTACGAACACGCATCATATCGCGGACACATTCCCTCTCCCTTGTCGGAAGAAATGTCACATTACGCATCGCATACCACGACTTGTCAGCAATACGGAGCAATGCAGCCAAATCAAACTGACCAAGCTCCGTAAAGCCTCTTTCTATTGCCATCTCACGCTGGTTATAGCTCAGCTTATCCAGAACACACTCTTCCCACCAATCGTCTGATGCCCTCGGAAGAAGGCTTCCAAGCCATTCAGCCAACACATTGGCGGAAGTATGCAAATATGAATTCATCCTGCTTACAATCTGGTCGTTATCCATATTGAAGCCTCCAATCTGTACTCTTTAATCCATAAAGAATCCATCTGTATCAAAGATGTGATCCAGTTCGTCGTTTGTCATAGCCCGTGCTACTTTGTCACGCACGGCACTCTTAGCCATGTCCAGTCGCTTGAATCTGTTATGCCCGACTGCATCCTTTGCCATGCGGATCAGCTGGATGCGGCCTACGCCCGGATTCTGTCTTGCGTATTCTGCAAAACCTCTTGCTTTCCCCAGATTATCAATTCTGGTCGGATCATGCGGTTCCAGAATATCAACCACATACTCTACATCACTATCCTTGCGGATGATCACAAAATCAGGATAAGCAGGTTTCTGTTCGCCGCCCATTTCATACGGGATGCAAAGCGACCACGGTTTTCTCGGAGGATTTCTGAGCCAACACACATAATCTGCCTGCCCCTGTTCCTCGATCAGCACACCTTCTTCCCAGTTATTAAGATTGATACGTGCCTTACCGGAATCATCTACAAAGAGATGATCATCATAGTCCTTTCCATTTACTTCATGAGGCAGGCTGATGGTTTCCGGAAGACGGAAGTTATGCTTGCTGACAACATCTCCATTAGAAACAATGGCATCATACTGTTTGATGAAACGGTCACCTAATCCAACGATCTTCCGGCGGTAGTCATCATTCATCTTATGGAACATCTTCTCCGCATAAGCCAGGAGTCGTGCATAGCAGTCATCATTTGATGCGTATAGGATAACATCGATCTTATAGGCGTTCGGATCATCCTCATCATAATAATAATGACCATACTTATTACCGACACCTTCATTTCCAAGCTTTGTCTCAGCCCTGCGGAACTGTCGGTCAATATCAATATCTGTGGAAGACATGAACATATGCACGATGTTATCATCTACAGTTTCACCAAAAGCATCGAAAACCTGAGATTTCATCTGGAACTCCATGATTCGCTTTGCCATATCATCATATTTGCCATTACGTTTCAGATCACCCACATATTCACGGATCATCTTTACGATCTCTTCCAGTACATCATCTGTAGCATCCTGATATTTTCCGGACTGTCTGAGCAGTCTTGCCAGGCTGTATAAGGAATTCAGATAGTTGCTGATTCTTACATTTCTTACATCGTAGGACAGAAGCCCGGAATCATTGATAGCTTTTACCACTCCCTCTCTGTCTAAAGGATCTATGAATGTTTCCTGATATTCCGGTTCTGTCTGTGCTGTATTTCCTGCAGGTGCTGTCTGTGAAACTCCTGTTGCCGGAGCTGCTCCGGCCTGCTGTATATTCTGTGTCGGTTCCAACTGCTGAGAAGTCGGTTGATGTAATGCGCTACTTGCTGCATCATTTGTCCCAGTATTATTACCAGAAGGTATTTCGTGAACGCCGGAAGCACTTCCAGTCTGCCCACCGCTACCATATTGTACCGATCCGCCATCATGAAGCTCCATCGGCTGCGTTGTACCCGGTGTATCAAAAAGTGACATCTGTCCCGGATACACCGGTGTATGACGCGTTCCGCCGCCGGAAGTACTTCTCGGTCTGACGGACAAGGTGTCCATAACTCTTGTTTCAAGAGATTCACCATAGATATCAGCAGGGATATCGCCACCCTCTGCATTCTGCAGTTCTTCTACAACTTCCTTTACTGTATCGGAATTGAAGTAAGGCAGATACAGGTGTACATCATTCAGAGTTTCATCAACCTGAATATGCATCTGCATCGGTGTACGGATCATTCTTCCCAAAAGCTGTGCAATATAGGTTGCATCCGTCGCATGACGGAAGGACATCATCGTCTCTGCTCTTGGACAATCCCATCCGGTTGATAAGCTTTCTTTGAAGAATACGACTCGGATGCGTTTATCCTCTGCAATAGCTGACGGAGCAACATAAGGCACATTCAAGCCGTTGACTCTAATAACATTGTTGGCATCGCCAAAGGTATGAACCACTTCGCCTTCCTGGAATCGGATGCCGGTTCTTTCCTCAATCTTCTGAACACAGTCGTCAAGATCCGTAGCAGATATTGAAGATGCCGTAGCATTCTGCACCTGTATAACAAGCACCGGATTCACATAAGCATAATGCTGTTCGTAGCAATACTGATACCAGTGATTCCATTTATCCTTCCATTCATCTGCCGCTGCCTGAAGGACAGCCATATCTTTATTTCCGGTGTTATCTTCCGGATAGGAAATCACGATACGATCTTTCAGCAGTCCGGAAGCTCTGACTTCATCAGTTGTCACAACCACATATTGCGTATCCGATGCGATACCCTGTACCAATGCATTGAATCTTGCAGATGTTGCGGACATTCCGATAACTACTGGCATAGCCTCAATGCCGTCTTCCGGGCTACCTTTAAGGAACTTCTGCATGATGGTTGTGGCACGTCCGGCTTCACGTCCCTGCATTCCTCGATGCGCTTCATCTATAATGAAATACAGACGGTCACTTTTTTCACGAGCTGTATTAGCTAAGGTTTCCCAGATTGTATACTGACGATTATCGGTGTGCTTCGTAAGATTGGAGCTCTTTCCAAGCTTCTGTGTGTTCAAGAAATAGATATGTCCATCATCGAACATTTCCTGATCAAAGGAATCATCCTGAACCGTCACACACTGTCCCAAACGAATCTTATCTGCCTTCAGATCAATCTTATCTTTAGACTGTTCATTCAGCTGCGGAGAATCCGAAAGCCACACCACGATTGCTTCCGGCTGCTCCGGATATGCTTCATCGCCAAAGAAAATACTTTCAATCAAGGCAGCCATGATGATGGTCTTACCGGCTCCGGTTGGTGCCGTAAAAGATACTACTTGCTTTGAATGAGTACGCTGGTAGCGATAAACAGCCTCTGCTGATTTCATTCTGAGCTCGCCTAAAGCTCTTTTCTGAAATGGAAATAATTCTGCTTTCATGGCTTACCTCCCCGTATTAATCCGGAAGTTATCCAGATAATCTCTATAAAGCTGGAATGTATTCTTGTCCCCATATCCAGCAATCATTTCTCGATATCCAGCTTCAGAGTCTGTAACAATGTATATTGTCTCAATTTCTGGATGCTCAAGCACTATTTTGTTAAACTCTTGATAATGCTTTTCATCTATGAGAATTGCAAATTTATTTTCTGGAAGCACTTTCATATATGCCTTGTCGTCATCCATACATGGACATGCTCCATGAGCGCCTGCCTTAAGCCAAAGGACAGGAAACAGCTCTGTTAATTGACGTCCTAACGCAACTGAAGTTTTATCCAAGAAACCCAATTTAAAGAAAGCTGCATTAGCTTTAAATCCCTCGGACATTGGTGTTTCTGTTCCTAAGTATTCACCCGGAATCGAATTGCCCTTCACATCAGTTCCTTTGATAGAACATACCGTTCTCGGCCATGTGACATACTTTGCTATTCCAAGTTTTTCCCATTCCTCATCACCCGGCTTAAAACCATCCGCCTCTAATTTGCCTGCTTCAGCCTCCGAAACTTCATTATTTGTAACCATAATGCATCTTCTCTTTCCTCCATCCTCTGCATTTATCAGATTCACAGCATGCAGAGTTGTTCCTGATCCCGCAAAGAAATCAACAATCAGGGCATCTGGCTTATCCAAGCAGAACAGTTTCAGAGAATCACTTACAGCATATAGTGATTTGGGGAAATCGAATCTTGTTTCACCAATTACGTTTTTGAGAATTTTTGTTCCATAATCTCTCGCATCGTGTGTCTCAAACATCCATTGAGTTTTAGGCATTGCTTTCCTTGATTCAAGATTTTCGGCAATTATTCCTCCATCTTCAGAATATCCCTTAACCGTTACTTTGCCACTTTCTATATCTTTAATAGTTCCTGATGATAAGTATTGCACCACGAAAAGCTGAGGTTTATCCGGCGTGTATTTTGTTGCCTTGATATATCCTTTTTCTACAAGATTTTTGCAGGCATTTGGGGTAACACTCCACAGCATTTCCGTTCCGTCATCTCGCACAGGAAATACTGCTACACAGTTTTCAATTTGCTTGACAGAGAATCTATCAACTTCTGGTGTAATTGGATCTCCAACCTCAACAATCTTGTTTGTGTTCACATCAATGTACAATGGATAAAACTGCGAAGGTCTTGATGTTCTTATGTTTGCAGGATTTCCTCTTCTAAAAGAACGCCAATGAATTGATTCACCCTCTTGCGAATATGCTGCATTTTCAATAGGCGTGATAACATAATTTCCTACCATGACAAAGAAAATGAACTCATTGGTTCTGCTAAAACTATTAAATCGTGCAGCGCCACTTCGTGCTGTTAATGTACTGACCATCTGAATATTCGCCTCTGGGAACATTTCTTCCAACAGGCACCCCAAATGTAAATACTCTTTTTCATCAATCGTGACAATGAGCACCGAACCATCAGGATTCAATAAACCTCTGGCAATCTTTAATCGTTTCTGCATCATAGAAAGCCATTTGCTATGTCGATATGCATCTGCACCATCAACATAATCATTATTATATTTCCAATCCTTAGCTCCCGTATTATATGGCGGATCAATATATATACAATCCACTTTTCCTGCATAGAGATATTCCAACAGCTGCAAAGCATGATAGTTGTCAGCCTCAATCAATGTATGCCACAGATCGCTGTCCGGAGCATTGCAAATACTGTCAATAGGCTTCAGATACGGATATATCGGTTCCCCAAATTGAGCAACCGATACCAGTTCTTCCACCGGGATCTCTTCTTTTTCTTCCGTCACCTTGTGATAGCATGTAGCAACGCCGTCTTTTATGGCGCTTACTTCATACATATCGCTGACTGCACCGGCTTTCTTTGCCACAGTTGAACCACGCTTGACCGGAATATCATAAAGCGGCGTACACTCCGGAAGATGTTCTTCAAACACCAGCCCGAACTTCTTTGTCTTTGACAGTCTGTTTATTTCCTGCTCAAGTCTGGCTCTCAACGCCTCATCCTGAACCTGAGCAAGCAAATCATGAATCGCAGCCATGTCTTTCCTCCTGTTTGTCCATATTTACCGGCATTGTATACTCCGGCATCCTAATTCTATCTCTTTAGCTGTCCTAAAAAACGGACTCTATTCTGTAATCGTTTTATCTTTTATGTGGTAAGCGATTCCCTTCTCAGTACAGAATTCAATCACTTCCTTTGCTTTTTCATTGTAGAACGTCTTATGCTCAGGATATCCCGACGTGACATCCTTGCAGTAATTGGTTCTTCCAAAGATAATCTTATCCACGAAGCTAACTGCTTTCAGGATCTTCTTTAGATCCTGCTCTATAAGATTCGGTGTAGGATATGGCTCAATGCTCACCCAAGTCTTACAGCCCTTCTCATGCAGCTTCTTCAGTGCTTTCAGTCTGTCGGCATATGGTGCCGATCCAGGCTCCATCCTCTCTCTGTATTCCTCATCCAGAGAGATTAGTGTGATGCCATACTCATTATCTTTGGAACACTTTGCCAGACTGATCGGCAGTATCCCCTTAGTAAGGACCGTACACTTTATCCCCGCGTCATTCAGCTTCTTTATGACATCAAGACTCATTTTCTCAATTTCAGAATATCCCACCATGAAGGGATCCGTTGTGAAGCAGAGCTGCACGGACTTGATCTTATCTTTGAGACGCGGGATTTCCTTATCCAGGATTTCCAGCGTATTTGATACCAGATAAGGCTTCAGCCAATCCTCATACGTTTTAATCTGCCCAAATCGTTTCTTTAGCAGGAAGGCATAGCAAGGATATCGGCATCCATGCGCACATCCCTGCACGAAATTCAATGTGTAATCTCCATACTCTACGCCTGTCTTGTACAGCATGGATTTTCTTTTTATGTAGCCTTCCACTTTTGGCATCTTTAGCAACTCCTATCTGAAAATGTTACGGTATTTCTGTGAACTACAGCACCGTAATATTTCTTTAATGCATTATAAGTTTTTCTGCTGTAGTCTCTGACTGGGAACACAGGATGCTCAAACAAGTACTCTGATATTTCATCCTTCGGAACATCCTGCCTTCCGCGAAAATGCTGTTGCAAATAAGCCGCAATATCTCGCAGTGTATAATGAGCATCATCTTCTTTATGCTCGTATCCAACCTCGCCGGTCTCAAAGTTCATTACCAGTTGCTCATAACCATCATCATTTCCATCATTGGTTTTCTTTCCGGAAGACTGATCATCAAAAGTCTTCCATGCCGTAGACTTGAAAAGATCAAATCCTGTCGGATGACCGGTACAGTGAATCAGGTTATAAACCACGGAGTTATTGCTATTGAAGAACGGGAAGGCAGCAACATAATAGCGACCTTCTTTTCTTCCGCTAAAGTCAAGAATGATCTGTTCAATCTTTTTCTCGAAAGCATTTCTGTCGCTGCCGAATGAAATCAGTTCATCGATCGTGGTTTGATATGTTTCCTCGTACTTCTCGATAACTTCCGGCTTCTTTGCCATCTTAGCGGCTCTGATCGTATCGGATACCATGTGGTTAATGATGATCTCGCCCCAGTTTTTCAGGAACGGCATCATTGCATCCCATTCGATATGAGCATCATACGGATCGTAAACAAGCAAAAAATGCATGTCACTGAACATGGATGAAAACTGGCTACCAATTTTTCTAAGCAGCACATTTGCATCCATAGATTCCGTATAAATTGTAAAATTGCTTGTCTGCCTCGGAATCCTTGTCTTAAGCAGGTCAATTTTTCTGGAATCAAGGTCATTGAAATATACGTATGCCTGCTTGTCTGTATATCTGGTCATAGCTTCAGCAATGATCTCAGAAACAAGAAGCGGTGTGCCTTTTATTTCATTACCTTGGTCATCATAGTACACGCCACTATTTGACATGCAATCTATGTAGACAATGCCCCTGCACTTTTTGTTCAGCATAAGAATGTTGATCCAGGCCTTTACATACTCTGAAATCAACTCAAACTTCTTGATACTGTGAGGCGGAGCAACGCTAATAACATCATTCTTCTTTGAGCTCGCCATTCGTATCACCTTCTTCCGGAATCAGATCCATAATGTCGCCGATATTGCATTCAAGCGCTTTACACACTTTCATCAGAACTTCCATACTCACATTTTCGCCCTTGGACAGTTTTGTGACAGAAGTCCAGCTGATTCCGGCCTTTGCCTGAAGGTCTTTCTTCTTCATATCTTTGTCGATAAGTAGCTTCCAAAGCTTCTTGTAACTAACTTCCATAGTGCAGTCCTCTCGGTTCATTCCCAAAACATATATGTCATCAGGTAACTACGCATACCAATACAGTTTCCATTATACCACTCGTCTCGAAAATCTACAAGTAAAAATCTCCACATACGCACGAATTGACACCGCTTTTAATTGAAAATTCTCCAAATAAGTGCTATAATTCTATTTGTATCATTTCGCCCGCAACCAGCGGGCACTTCTACGAAAAGAGGTGTCTTAGAATGAGCAAAGCTCAGAATGAGATTGAAGAATTTATATACAAGATTTGTTACCGCCCTATCTGGGAATCAGTGAATAATTATATTGCAGCACACCCGACTACGCTGAACCTCAGCATGTCCCGCATTAAGTATCCTGATACCGCCATGCTTTTGGACATGCTGCTCGAATATGCCACACATATCCGTATTGATGAAGACTCTCTCTTCTTCGATGCGATTCTTAGCTGTACTATCGAATTACAGCAATTTGATGAATACCATGGTGACATGTCTGGAGAAACATCACAATGGCTGATTGCGTCATGCGAAGCCGTTATCACCGATAAACTTGAATCCTTAACAGTTTCGTCTGTAAAGCCTTGGAGCAAAGACACAAAGCCGTCTTCTGCCGGTGTTGCAGCATCAAAGAGTATTGTACCTATCATCTACCGTAAGGATCTCGACAAAGAAGCCACAGCCTTTCTGGAGAAGTATTATCCAGAAGCACTTGAAGAACCGCTCCGCGTCCCGATTGAAGATATCGCCAAAGAGAAACTCGGTCTCAAAGTCATCCAGGGATATCGCATCACTGATGACTTCACCATCTTCGGTCAGATCTGCTTCTCTCCCGGAACAGTCAAGATCTACGATCTTTTCAAGACCTCTGAGAAAGAACAGGAAGTTCCCAGAGGAACTATTCTGATTGATGCTTATACCTACTGGCAGCGGAACAGCGGCTGTGTGAACAACACTATCGCTCATGAGGTTTATCACTGGCACCGGCACCGTCTCTATGCCGCCATCAAACATATCCTGCGTGATGAGAAGTTCATCGCTTGCCGTTGTCCGGCTGAGATGAGTTATCCGGATGAAAAAGAAGAATGGACTGATGAGCAGCGCATGGAGTGGCAGGCAAATAATCTGGCCCCAAGGATCCTGATGCCGATACAGACCTTTAAGATCAAAGTAGATGAACTCTATAAGCAATATGATTATGAGAATACTCCGTTGAAGCTCGCCGTGCTTACCTGCATTGCCGATGATCTTGCTTCATTCTACGGCGTATCAAGGCAGTCTGCCTTAATACGTATGACAGAGACTGGATATCCGGAAGCAAAATCGGTTCTGCAAGCTATCAATGAGAAAGACTGGCACTCCTATGTCAGCCGCGAAGATGTCTTCTATGAGTACAGCACCAATGAAGACTTCCGCAAACTCATTGACACCGGTAAGTTCAGATACGTTGAAGGATATGTGGTCATCAACGATGACAAATATATCTCCACAAACGATGATGGAAAAGCAACACTTTCCGAATATGCCTGGGATCATCTTGATGAATGCACCCTGTCTTTCAGTTGGCAGCGCATACGCCGCTCCAAAGCAAAAGAAATACTGCCACAGATCATCTTCCACCGTGACAACGACGAACAAGAGATTTCTCATTACGATGATGATCAGAGTGCTTCTGTTGTCGCACTCTCTGAGGATTTAAGAAAAAAGAGGAAGAGCTTTGAACAAGGCGAACAGATCCATCAAATATCAACTATTGGTAAAACATGCTGGCAGTATATTTACGAAATCATCCAGCTTAAAGGCATAAGTAAGCCCCACTTCTGTAACCTTACAGGTCTTGGTGAAGAAGTATATCGCAAGGCTGAAAAGAACTTAGGAACCGATCCTTCCCTGAGAACAATTGTCGCTATAGCATGTGGTCTCAGTCTTGATGTAGAGACCACAGAAAAGATGCTTCACCTTGCCGGTCACGCCTTCAAGGAAAGTAACGAACATAGAGCCTTAAAGTTCTGTATCACAAATTACCCCGGTGACATGCTGGAAGATCGGAATGATTTCTTGCAGTCTTATGGATATGAGACACTGGGTACAAAAGAACGTAATTAGCCACCAATCCGCCGTGCTCCACAGCTGGACGCACGGCATTTTTTAATTCCTGAAAATTTTTCCGACTCGGTGAGTCGGGAATATCATCATAAATCCCTCTCATACTATCATAAATGAATATGTGAACTGCTTGAAACCCGCAGAAATGCGGGCTTTTTTATTGTGTTTAATCCGACTCGGTGAGTTTTTCCAAATAAAAAGAAAGCGATTATGATGGGCTTAGCTTCAGTGAGATTGCTTCTTTAGCGCTGAAGATGGTTCTACCGTCTCACCGAAGCCACCATGTAAATCACGTCAGCCCATGTAGAACAGGCTGGCCAAGCAAACTAGGAGGAATCCGAAATGACTGGCCACCTGATAGGGACAATTTCATATCGTCTTGCGGTTTCCTCCGCGTCAACAAGGAGGAAATCTCATGACGATCAACGACAAAAATCAAGTTTTAATTCCGATGGTGACAACCATCGAAGCAGCTTTGGACTTCGGATATTCTCTTAAGGATATCCGCCAGTGGCGAATCGGTAACCGCATGTGCACCGTCATTCTGGTACCGGGTACCAAGGAACAGTATGACTCGTATCTCAGCTCATTTTCAAAAGAATTCAAGGCTGAGGATCGCGACAAGCGCTGTCAGATCAGTGACGGAAAAGGACATTGCATTCGCTGTCCGGAAGAAAACAAGTGCAAAGATTGCCCGCTGTATCACTCTCTTGATAAACAGGGCTTTGGTACTCTGACCTTCAGTGATCTTGCCTGGACAAATGAAGACGGCATCGAAGAAGCCTTTGAACCTGTATCCCCTGAAGGATATAACAGCTCTGACAGATACCTGGAGCTTCTTCAGGATCTTATGGCTTATGTCGCTGCTATCCGTCCGGAATATGCACCGGTAGTCAAACTTCTTTCAGATGGTCTCTCCCGCCGTGAAATTGCAAAAGAGCTTGGCATTCCGAAATCCACAGTTATAGACTGGGTAAAGAAGATCCAGGAACTTACGCTCGAATTCATGGACACGATTATCTAATCTGAACACCAGGAAAAAAGATAGGGAGCACATTACCATCATCGGTAGCGTGCTCCCCTATTTTATTTGTGACCTCTCACTTTGATCTGATAGATATCATGATTTTTAATAGATTTGACCGCCTGTCGCAACGTCCGCGCTCTTCCATGCTGATGATACGGATGTTGATATCGGTGCTTGTGAAAAATGATACAGGATCCCTCGGCAGGATATCCAGTGCTGTGCAAATACCAATAATGACCGGTATTCCGAGACTGAATTGTCACATCATAAGGATCCACCGTAATCATCATAAAATACTTGGTATCAATCGACTGAAGTTCTTCTTCAGTAAACATACTCACCACCTCGCTCCCGGTTCCGCTACCATCTGAGCCCTCAGAGCTCTTTTCTCGGCCTCATAGCGCTTCTGCAGGTTCTTCATCTCCCTTTCCATAAATTCTTCTTCTGCGGCCTTTAGAGCTGCTCTCTCGGTATCCTGTGCAATTATCAGTTTGCCATCCTCGAACGTGACGGAAATATAATCACCGATTTCAAATCCGGCTTCCTTCAGCCACTGACCCTTCAACAAGATTGCGGGAGTCTCCCGGTACTTATATCCGCTCTGACCGTATACCTTAATGCTTCTTTTCTTTGTCATCTTGATTTCCTCCTTGGATTAACTCTGATTGTCTGTTGCCTCTCTGTGTTTGTCTTAAACCTCTCTCATACGCACCACCGCCTTTCCTGTTTCCGGAGAAAAAGAAAAGAGCCACCAATGCTTATTCGCATCAGTAGCTCTTACTGTCGGTTCCGTATGATATTATGATGGTTATTTCTTGTCCTGCTCTTTCTGGGCATCCTTGATTCTGTAGTAGTCTTCCATCTTCAGATTCAGGTGCACATATGAGTCAGGTTTTCGGTTGCTCAAGAGGCACACAGTCTCGACTGTTGTTTCGTTGAGCAACCGAATTGCCCTACCCTCTTGTCCATCATAATATATCGGGAACTTGAAGTCGATCTCATCTATGATGCGCTCGTTTGTCTTTTTGTCCGGATATATTGTTATGCTTTCTATGAAGTTCTGGTAGAACTCCTTCTTTTCAAGGTCTGACATTTTGAAGTAGATATCATCAAAATTCTCTAAGACCTTGTAAAGCTCCTGTGCTGTCAGATGTTCTCCATAAGCAGCATTAATCTTCGCTGTCACATCTTGGATTGCATCCTCTATCTCACTGATCTTGTCATACAGGTTATCCAGTCTGTCCTGCATGTCCTGATACTTTCGATCGTAGTGTCTGTCGTTTACATCCAGGGCATCCAGCATATCTGTCAGTTTCTTCTTCGCTCCGGATAATTGTCGAAGCTGTCCTCGTAGCTTTTCTCTTTCTCCTTCCAACTCACTGACATCAACCTTTTCACCCAACTTGTCTTTGATATATCCCATGAAGCTTTCGTCATTGATCATATCCGTTATCACGGCTTCGACCTGATGGTTGAGTTCATCCTGATTCAACGAAGGCTTATAGTCACAGAATTTATCGTCATCAATCTTCTTTCTATGAAGACATCGATAATAGAAATCATCTTTGTATTCGCCGCTCTTCTTATTCTTTCGCCTTCGGACGGTTCCCGCAAGCCCCGTCCCACAGATCGGACATTTGATAATACCCGAAAGAATATGTTCGTGGTCAAGGCTATGTGTCTTATTCCACTTTACGCCCATTTCCTTTCGCTTCGCCTGAGCAGCTTCCCATAGTTCATCGCTGATAATAGCATCGTGTTTTCCATCAGCAATCAGAGGATTATCAACCTTGACCCGGTGATACTGATCTCTGGTGCCCTTGACTTTCTCCGTAGTGCTCTTGCCATAAGCGATCTTTCCAACATAAACCGGATTATCAATAACGCGTGCCAGGAAAGTTCTGGTGAAATAATTAATTTCCTGAGCTCGTGTTTTCGGTTTGGTATAGCCGTGCTGATTCAGATAATTACAGATGGAATCCAGCCCCATATCCTCTTGAACATACTTATCGAAAATTATACGAACGACTTCAGCATCTTTCGGCTCGACAATGATGGTATCATTCTCTTTATCAAGTTTGTATCCGAAGGGAGCTTGCCCCCCATTCCATTTGCCTTCACGGGCTTTCTGCTTACGTCCTTCCATAGTCTGCACAAGAATGTTCTCACGTTCGATTTCTGCCACCGCGGAAAGAACCGTTATCGTCAGTTTACCCGAATCCTTGGATGAGTCAATACCATCCTCAACGCAGATAAGGTTCACACCAAAATCCTGAATATACTGAAGAGAATTAAGAACATCCGCAGCATTACGGCCAAAACGTGATAGTTTGAATACCAGTATGTATTTAACCCCGTCACGGTCATTAGCCACATCCTGCAGCATCTGTGTAAACTCAGGTCTTCCGGTAATATTCTTTCCGGACTTACCTGCATCACAGTATTCCCTGACAATCTCCATGTGCTGGAAGTCGGCAAACTTTGTAAGTCTTTCCTTCTGGGCTTCCAAACTGTAGCCCTCCACTTGCATTGATGTGGAAACCCTCATATAAATATAACATTTGTCTTTTTTAGCCTTCATTTGCCACCACCTCACTATTTGGCACCATCTCAACAGAAGGATCCAGCATCTTGAAATGCTTCAAAGCATCTATGATTATCTGCTCTTTCGCCGCTGGGCAGGTCGGTACATGCTTTTCCGGATCGGCTGCCAAATTGTAATTTGCTCCCATATCGATTCCATATTTACGCTTTATCTGAGCAATATACAGAGATGAAACCTTTGTGGAATTCGTCTCAAATATATATTTCTTCAGCTCTGCATATGTTGCCTTTGCTTCCGCTTTTGTCAGCCCTTGCTTTGTGCAGTCCAGCGTAAAACAGATATTATCTTCAGTATCACCTTCAGGTGTCAGGCCATTCTCTCCATACTCGGTAGAGAATTTAAAGGATATGCTTTTAAGCATCTTTCCATCCTTACGTGTTTCCGGAAGAACTTCGATATGATCTATGAAGAGTCTGTACATATCACGACGTTCCTGGCAGCTCATGTGTTCATAAAGCTTTGTGAAATGCTTCAGCATCTTCTCTATATTCTCTGATGCCTTAAACCCCTGCCTCAGAGACTCCAGTTTTCGCATGATGGAACGAATCTTTCTTTCTATCTCTTCAATCCTATCATATCCTACATCTATATCGAGGAGGATCTGATTATACTTTTTTTCATAGTCATCCGCCAGAATATCCAGACTGTCCAGTTCCTCTCCAAGTTTACGATTCTGCAGTTCCTCTTTTCTCAGTTCTTTCCGCTTTTGCTTAAGATTCTCTTCCAACTGCTCTACAGTGGCCTGATTCTGCAGATTGGATGTAACCGCCGCTTTATATTCAGGTGTACTGGCAAGTCGTCCTATTGTTTCAAAAACTGAGCTATCAATCTTCTCCTGATTATACGTATGCCTGAAAGTACAAGTCATGCCATTGGATTTCCTGCTGTTATTACAGGCATAATAGTGTATAGTCTTGTAATTGCCGCCGTGGTTCTTGTTAATCTTTTTATTCTTGATATGGATCATTCCAGAACCACACATCGGGCATTTCACCAATCCTGACAGAAGACTGATGCGTTCCGGATCATCCAACTCATAATCTCTCTTTGACAGAAGCTTTCTTTTCTCCTGAACTTCATTCCATTCCTCTTCAGTCAATATGGTCTTGTGTACGCCCCTGGCAGTTACGGCATTCTTCGGATCCAGTTTTAGGATCTTGCCGTCGGGACCTTTCTTATTTGTCCTTCTTCCAAATATCAGCTTGCCGCAGTAGATGGGATTGTCCAGTACACTGACAATAAAGTCATATGTGAATGGTCTCTGGTCATCTCCACCGTCTTCCTTTTTCAAATAACCCTCATCATTCAGATACACCGCTACCGACGTAGCGCCCATATCTTCCTGCATATAGAGATCAAAGATCTTCCTAACGATCTTTGCTTCATATGGTTCTATTGTAAGCTCTCTATCTACGCTTCTGTACCCATAAGGCACTGCTCCACCAGACCATTTGCCGTCCCTGATCTTCTGTAATCTGCCGGCCATAAATTGATCTGTGATATTCTCACGTTCTATTTCAGCCACAGCCGATAGAATCGTTAGAGTGAGCCTGCCTCCCTGTGTAGAACTGTCAATGGCATCATCCACGCTTACAAGATCCACGCCATAATCCGTCAGTAGCTGCATCGATTTCAGCACATCCGCAGCGTTACGTCCAAATCTCGAAAGTTTGAACACAAGAACATAAGAGATGCTATCCTTCTGGCTGATGATATCGTCCATCATCCTCTGGAACTCTGGTCTGCCCTTAATACTCTTACCAGATCTACCTGCATCACAGTAATCACCAACAATCTCTAATTCTCTATACTCGGCATATTCATAAAGCCGCTCCTGTTGAGCCTCCAGGCTGAAACCTTCGGTCTGAGCAGCCGTGGATACTCGTGTGTAAATGTAACACTTTTTCCGATTTCTATTCTTTTTCATTTTCGGTTGCTCACCTCACAACAGTATATCTGTCTTGAATTACAATATAGCACGAATCTTGAAAAACTTCAATAAAAAAATCGCCGGTACACTCAATTTGTGACCGGCGATTCTGAATTCTGTTTGGCGGCTGCCTGCCGTTCTTCCTCTTCAATCTCGGCCAGCACCTCTCTACCATATTTTTCTATCATCCGTGCAATGAAAGCAGCACACTTCTCCATATTCCGGCGGCTTACATCATCCAACTTAGCACGCCGCTCTTCATTTCTCTTTCTGATCTCTTCTTCTGTCATAGCCCGTGACACCTCCTGTATTTCGTAGAAGGTCTCCCTTCCCAGCTATGTAAGGACAATTATGATGAATTTGACCGGAGACAGAACAAAAAAATAACGGCCGGCAGAGAAATCAATCTCCACCGACCGTCATTCTTAAACTCTCTTCACAAAATCCAGACTTATCCATCCGATTCCACTCTTCAGCCTTCCCCAAGCGGAAGCGCCCTTCCCGGACTTTACTTCCACAATGGTATAAACTCCGACCGGACAGAACTTCACCCTTGCGTAATCCGTCCCCGGGCCCTTCCTGATATTCAGATCGGAGATACTGACCTTCACCAGAAACGATACCTTCTCAGCAGGTTCCGCCTCCTTCGGCTCATACACAACCTTACCGTCTGAATCAAACACTTTGTATCCCGGATTCTGATCCGCGCACTTCTTTGCATTATCCAGAATCTTATAAGCACCCTTCTGGCTCTTGCTGTCAGCCCAGTTCTTGCGGACGCGATACCACTTTATGGTTTCCTTGCCTCCGGAACCGGAACCGCTGCCGGAACCTGAATCCGATCCATGCAGAGCCTTCGTCACATTCTCAGCTAGATCACCCATCCTGGCATACATCCAGTTTCCCGGACAGCTTTTATTCGCAAACCACCTGTGAACAGTCAGGATCATCTCACCGCTCTTTGGAGAATAATTCAACGTCTTATTCTTATCTCCGAACCAGATCAGCTTGTTCTTGCCATTTCTCTTACAGATATCAATGCAAAGCTCGATCAGTCTCTGATAAACGATATCCCTGAAAGCATAAGGCTCCGTAGTATCGGATGCGCACTCGATCGTGATCGCCCTCTGGTCATTCGCCCCGGAAGAAGAACACCATGAACGGTTTTTCTCTTCCACATACATCCCGACACGTCCGTCCTTGTCGATGCCATAATTGCTGGATGCCTGTGTGCTGCTCTTATAAAACCAGTCGCCCAGACCTTCCGCCGTACACTGGCCGACCACACAATGAGGCGTGATCCTGTCAATCGCCATCGTCCTCTGCCCGGAATGGTTCGGACTCAGCTTCGTATAAACTACCATCGGACTATTCGTGTATCCCATTATTTCTCACCATCCTTTTTATCCTCTTCCTTCTCGCTGCGGTCATGCAGCTGTTCCAGCACCTTTCTGAGTTTCACAGGAATCGGTAATCCCAAATATGCAGCGTTCTCCACAAGCGACAGTCCTTCATTGCTCAGATAAAAGAAAATAATCGCTGTTCTCAGCACGCCCGCTTCACCAAAGATTTGTGTATCAAGCAGATGCCCGATACCTACCAAGGCAAAGATCAGCACCTTCCGGCAGATACCCTTGAACCCTACGGCAGACGAAAGTTTCTTATCCGCCACAGCGCACATGATCCCAGTGATATAGTCCAGCACCACAAAAGCCAGAAGCGCATACAAAAGCCCATCGCACCCTCCAAGGAAATAGCCAAGCCACCCGCCCACAGCCGCAAATATTGCCTGAATCACACTCCAAAATTCCTTCATCGCAAATCCCTCCATTTCGTTGCAAACTAAAAGGGACAGCCGCAGCCATCCCTTAAAAACAGATTATTCAGTTACCCGAAGCCTTACACCGTCTGCTCCGTCAGCGTATAAGTGATCTTCATCGTCTTATCCGCATTCTTCACCACCGCCTGGCTCAGATTGCAGATGGTAGCCAGATACGGAGTCAGGATCCATGTGTACCTGTACTGGTTCAGATAAGCGCCGCCCCAGGCAAAGACATATTCCTTGTACCGGAAGAACGGTGTGGAAACATTGCCGCAGCGCTCCCCGGCAAACGTAGCGATCACATTATCATTCACATCGATCTCAAAATCATAAGCCACGATAATGTCATTGATGATGGACATGCAGCAATCACAGCTTCCTGTCTCACCCAGGCACTTCATGGTTGATGTAAATCCCAGGCTGATTAGCGTCACATCCGTACTGTTTGAGATATTGATCTTATAAACGCCGGTCTTGTCATAAGACGGCACATACAGATATCCATTCCTTACTACAGCGCTTCTGTTCCCGGAAGGATAACTGGATCCTTCCTTGAAGCTTCCCATCGTCATCAGCATTGCATTGGAAAGCGTCCACTGGCCTTCCGTAAATGTATAATCGCTCTTCTTGATCTTGATCCAGAGAACCGTTGCGCTGCCGGAGGAATTGCCCTGATTGGCAAAGCCATACCAGTACCCATCACCACCATCCATAAAGATTCCATACGGTGTATAGCTTCCGTAGAAATGGAAGGTGCTACACTGGAGAACTGTCGTATCCTCTAAAGTCAGCGTGGAATCATCCAGCTTTTCATTCAGACCGATATCGAATACCGGGATCCTGTAACGTTTGATCGTCACAGTGTTGCTCGCATAGCAAAGCGCATACAGTTTCGCATTCTCAAAATCAACTGTCACACAGCGGAACAGGTCATTGATGAAGCCGTCCCCATCATCCAGGCTGACCTTCTTGATCTGAAGCAGAGTACTGTCCACAGCTACCTCAGATCCGTAGGCATTAGCACCGCCATGCTTGGAAGTAAGTCCAACTGCTGCGATTGTGCCGTTTCCCTGAGAAGGCGTAAACTCCCAGACAAACTTAAACCCATCCGACAACTTCATGCTCTCTGTCAGGTTCATGCTGCCCCTCTTCGTATTTGCCGTGGCATTGACATCATTACTGGCATAAGCCACCGGCAGATTCGTTGATGGCAGATACAGATTATCCGCCTGCTCCGTAATGGAACTTGGAAAAAGAAGGATGCCGCCGATCATATTCGGACAGATTGGAAGCAACTCCTGATTCCATGTCAAGGAATCATCATATTGTCCGCCGGCTTTATACATGACACCCATCGGATTTACTCCCAGAATGTCATTGACAGCATTGGTGACCATGTTGGTCTCCGATACCGTCTCAATCGTTCCTGTATTCTGGTCTTCCAGCTCAATAACCAGATTTCCTGTATATCTCTTCATCGCAACCTCCTTAAGTGTTACTTCCCGGCACATCCACCGGCATAGCGAATCCGCCCACGCTTGTTCTTCCTGACTTCACATCGGAATAGAACCGCTTCACAGTCTCTTTGATCTCCCAGACATCGCTCTCAGTAAATGCCTTCACCTGAAGCCTGTCAGTCTGAGAACCGTTGCCAATTCTGAACAGATCCACATACTCTTCAATATCTATCCTGCCATCCCATGCTGCCGATGCACCCATACTCTGACCGGAAATAGAAGCGATGCACATCCCGGTATCCACCGCAGCCGTGCCGCCCACGCAGCGCATATAGACGTTGAAGATATTCGTATAATTCGGCACCACATCCTCAATCGGATAATACAGAAGGATCGTATGCCGCCCTGAATGCCAGTTTTCCTGCGGATAATGCACCGGGATCATCTGGTTGTTGAACTCAAAGGAAAAGATCACATCCGCATGACCGTCCTCCGTCCAGCTCACCGGAAGGGATACCGTTACCGTCTGTTCTTCCGTATTTCCGATCACTTCCGGATTATCAGGATCCAGAGGCTCCGGCTCATCCACCGCAACCGACGGGATCACCACATCCCCGGAAGCCGTTGCGCTTTTCGTAACCTGCTGAGCTGTCACATCCACGATTACCTGCCCGAAGAACTGAGCATGGTTCGCTTCCGTTGTAGCAAACTCGATGGAAATGATCTTTGTATCCACATTTCCAACGGTAAATGCGGATGCATTTGTAAATGTATGAATACCGATTTTGCCGGCCTCAATCTGAGCCAGCAATCCGGATATGTTCTTATCATTCTTGCTCTTTGCCTGAGATAACTTCGGATTCTTTCCCACGCACTTGATGGTCTGCCTGCCTCCGATCTTGATGCCGTTCGATGTAATGCAGGCAATCTTCGTCGCATCCGCCTGTCCGCCGGTAAAGGAAAGGATATCTCCCACATCCAAAGCCGGATTTCCGATCGTGTCAGAATC